TATAAGTAGTAAAAAACCTAAAACAACAAACAAAATTTCAATTTGATTATTATCTGTGCGGTTCATCTATATTTTCCTTTTTTAAAATGCTTAATTTTTAGTCTTTTTTTCTCATAACATTGACTGTTATGTTTAAATTTTCACCGCGAAGCGGTTCGGAAGTTCTGTTACACCCGAACTTTACCGTGGTTTCCCACGGTAATTATTAGATTAATATTACTCTTAACTATTATTTAACATTATTTGGGTGCTTTTTATACTTGTGTTATTCGATCATCGTAATGTTTATTTCTATTAGTATTTTTTTGTTTTTTGGGATTTTCTGGTGATATGGTGTTTAGCATATCTTTTCTTGCCTCTTCTAAATAATTTTCAATAAGATAGTGTACTACTTCAGACCATTTAATTATGTTGTTTGTTTTATTTGATACTTCTAGTGCTACTCTTTCTATCTTCATTTTTGTTTCTTCGGTTACTGCTATGTGTTTTCTAGCCATATTCTCTCCTTTTTTATTATTTTGGATTAAAATTTTAACTGTTATACATTTTAAACTTTTAAAATTTTGAATATTTAATATTCTTATGCTATAAATAATTTATTGTTTAAAATTTTAAAAGTTTAAAATGCAATACGATTGGCTGAAAGCAGAACAGGACTTTATTTTTCCGTTACCGATGTTAGGGGACGTAGCTTATCAACGTATACGGATTGATACGGGAGAGGCCTTTGAATTGACTCAGCCAAATTTTTGTCATGAGGGATCATTTTGTGATTTGGTCAATATAAGGATACGCGGTTCTGTATTGATTATGAGTGGTAATCCGTCTCGATGGGGGAAATTGGATAATGTATTTGGCTGTCAATCTGTTGATGAATGTTTTGATGTTTTTAATGGTATTTTATGTTCTTTAGGATTACCGCCGTTTTCAAAAGGGACTCGTTTTAAATTGCGTCAGTCTCCAGAGGGTACAGTAGCGGGGCACGTTTGGAATGGCGCATTAATTAAAGAAATACATATCAATCAAAATATTGCAGTAGGTTATGACAATGAAAGGGCGTTTATTCGGGGAATGTCGACACTCCGTTTTAGAAATTCGATCCCTCGGTTACATACCAATGGTATGACGTGTGATTGGTTATCGAAATTAGGTAATGCTCATTTAATTTATCCCAGTGTTTATTGTAAGGCGCATGATTTATTAATTCACTCAATGAAGAAAATAGAAAATAAATTTGGAAATGAAAGTCAGGAATATAAATATTTAAAGATGTTATATGAATACTTGGTATTAGAAGGCATAGTCAGATTTGAATTGAAATTACATGGCAAATATTTACAGCGATATAAATTATGTTATTGGGGTTATTCAGAATTTGATGAATTAAAAACGTTATTAAATAAGTTTATCGCATTACCAGAGAAATTATCGGTGACGAACATGGATATAAAAACGGTAGCAAATGAATTAATTGAAAAAGGTATTGTTGATAGTACCCGAGCTGCTAATACAACGGCTTTTTATGCGTATTCATGGACGTTAGGTGAGCGCTTTGATTTAAATAAAAAACAAGTACAAGTTCATCGAGCACGTTTACGTAAAATCGGTATTGATATTGCGGATGAATATAACGTGTCTTTATTTCCTGGTGTGGTGGTGCGTAATGTGCGTGAAATTAAACCTTATATTGTTGAAAAACCAAACTGGTATAGAGAAAGAAATCATTTAATGCTGGTCGCTTAATAAAGAGAGAATTAAATATGGCAATGATAACGGTAGATTCAAGATATTTATTAATGGTTGAAATTGAAGAAAGTGATGTTCGGGTTTTAGAAAAGGAATTTTTTAAAAAAGATGAAAATGGTAATAAAAAAGATGAAGCAATAAAACGTTATTATCAAATTGGATTATTACATAAAGGTCGACAAAATATTGAAATTTCCATTCCTTTAAAAGAAGGTCAATTGCCATATTCCGCAGGGCAATATTTATATCATCCGAATTCTTTTGCGGTAAATAAATATGGCAATCTTGAAATTGCTTATGATCAAATATTTGTGCTTATTTCAGAAGCTAAATCAAAATAATTTGATATTAATGAACTAGTTTGTCGTATTTCAGGTTATGAGCGTTCCTTTAGATATCCTGATAAAAAAACAGGGTAAATGACATTTGGGTATAACGTTGAAATGTTCCTTGATTTAGCAGAGTAGCTAGTATGGAAGATGACTTTGATATTACAACTAAATTATGTCATCCCATTGTGAATACTAATGGGAATGAAAATAGTTGTAATGACGTAATTTTGAAATTATCGAAAACAGAAGTTATTAAGCTTCAATCTTTGGTTATTTCAAATAATCCGCCGTTAGGAGAATTCAATGTAAATATCTTAGGGGCTGGGTTAGGGCTTGTCTTGATCTTTTATGTATTAGGTTACGGATTAGGACGAATGATTAAAATGTTAAATTTGTAGGTGTTTTATGAATATTACAAATAGTATTTCTTCTGCTTATTTAAAAACGGGCGTTTTCGCAACAATGGCATTAAGTTCTTTTGCGTTTGCTGAAGATGCGCCTGTATCGGCTAATTATCTTGATGGATTATTAAAAAAGATTGATGTCGCTCCGATTATTACGGGCGTTGTTGCTGTGGCGGGGACAATTATGGGCGTTGCTGTGGTTGTTATGGGCATTAAAAAAGTTGCTCGTATGCTCAATGCGTTTTAGCTGACAGGGGCTTTATTGCCCCTTTTCAGAGGTATTTATGTGGGAACTAATGAGTTTTTTTACCGGTGTATTATGTGGTTGGGCGGTTGTACAGGGATTTAATACTTATTGATGATAGGCAATGATAATGAATCGATATTCTTTGAAGAAAAAAATGGTTGTTTATCATTTGATTTTTATCTTTTTATTTTTTCCTATTTATTATTCCTATGCGAATCCGGCGATTTTACTTGCTCGTACGGCTATTGGTGCGGGTTTAGCCAGAATAATAGCGACGAGAGCTTCTGCTATTGCTGCTAATGATGCCGTGTATTTATCCTTAGTGAGTAATACAAGCCGTTCTATTTCAAGTTCACTGTTGAAACGTATTTCATCAAAGATAAGTGATAAATCAATTTATAAGTCCGTTGGAGGGGCGTTGAGCTGGGCTGGCGTGGGTTATAGCATTGGGACTATAAATGAAAATGCTTTTGTTTCTGATGAAATTAAAGTCGCTACGAGTGGTAAGAAAAGAGATGATGGTCGGTATGATGTTTTTATAAATGGAAAAAACTATATTTCAGATTTTGAGCCATCTCCAGATAATCCCTTTTTTATAACAATAAATACAACAGAAAATGGTGATGTCATTATTTCGGATTCATTAAATAACTCTTATCCATTTTATACTTATTTTAATAAGAAAATCATACAGGGTTATGATTGGGCAAGTGTTGCTTTGTCTTATTTTTATCAATATAAAAATTCAAATCAAAAAAAAGTTTGTGGATTAGCTGGAGTCGCTTGTAGTGTTGATTCGCCTAGCGTAAAGCGTATTAATAAAGATATGGGTTTTGTGACATTAGAATACGTGGGTGTCTATACTGAATCTCGGGGTTTTTATAAAAAAGGCGAGGTGGGAAAATTTGAGACTAATGTTCATGTTCATACTAATAGTGGTTTCAAAGGTATTCCAAAAGAACCTGAAAAACAGCCTAATCAAGTTAAAGAATCTTTTTTAAAAAAATTAAACGAGGTTTCGATAGATATTGATGAATTAACAAAATTTTATAATGATATATTTATGGAAGCTTCTTTATCTACGGATTATCAAGGCGTTCCCTATAGCTCAAGTAATGCAATTTCTAAGGAAGAAGTCACTTCCAGTAATCCTGAATTATCTAATCTTAAAAAAAGTGAATGGTTTAAACCTGCACAACTTAATTCTCATTCACCTATTCAGGTGATGCCATCATATTCCAATAATAATGAATCAGGTGATTTATCCGGCAATAATGTGGATTTTAAAGAGAATGATATTAAATATCCTGACTTAAAAATGCCAACGGCGGAACAGATATTACAGCCTTATAAGTCGTTTTTTCCCTTCTTGCAAAATTTTAGTTTACCGTCCCGTAATGTTCAGTGTCCGGTCTGGAGTGTTCCATTTTATGGCAAAGATTACAAAATTGACTCACATTGTCCGTTGATTGAACAAAACAGGGGAGTTATTGGAACCATATTTGCGTTGGTTTGGGCATTTATCGCATTGCGGAAATTATTAAGTGCATAGGTGATATATGGGACGATTATTTATTACGTTATTCAGTGGTGCATTTGAGTTTGTTTTTAAAGGAATTGTGCCTAAGTTTTTTTTGTTTTTTGCGTTGTTTTATATTACGACAGAGTTTATTCCTATTGTTATAGACGTGTTTTTGCCTAAATCGACAAATTTAGCGGAGCTTTTTGCTGCTTTGCCTGATGCAATTTGGTATTTCCTGAATTTATTACAGTTTCCATTTGGCGTGCCATTGGTGATATCAGCAATGGTGACGCGCTTTATTATCCGTAGATTGCCGATAATCGGGTAAGGGGATTCGTATGCCAATTACTGCTTATGTCGGCGTTCCTCGCTCCGGCAAGTCTTACGAGGTGGTGAAATCGGTTATTGTTCCTGCGATTGCGTCCGGTCGTCGTGTTGTTTCTAATATTTACGGGCTGAATGAGCAAAAAATAAAAGATTATTGCCTGAAACAAAATAAAAAATTGATGCATGAAAAATTAGGCTTATTGGTTCACGTTGAGAATGGTCAGTGTCTTGATGAAGATTTTTTACCGTCGATGGAAAATCAGTCTACCTTTTGTCAGGCTGGCGATTTGGTGGTGATTGATGAAGTTTGGCGGGTATGGGGCAGCGATAAAGATATTCCTAAAAATCATCGTTCGTTTATTGCTGAACATGGTCATTTTATCAATAAAAAGACGGGTATTATGTCTGATTTGGTGGTGATTAATCAGACGGTAACGGATATTCCCCGTTTTATTAAAGCCCGTATTGAAACAACCTATCGGATGCAAAAGCATGTTTCTCTGGGATTAAGTAATCGCTATCGGGTTGATGTGTTTCAAGGCGTTAAAATCACCAAATCGAATCGGATGAATTATTATCAGGAAAAATACGATAAGGCGATTTTTGAGCTTTATAAATCGGTTGAGGGAAATAATCCTAATACCTTAAAGACGGATAAACGGCAGTCTATTTTTTCATCAACAAAAGTGTTGATGTTAATGGTGCTTGTGCCTTTGGCTATTCTGGTTTCTCTTTATTTCGTTTATCAGTACTTCAATCAGTATTTAAATCCTGAAAAGCCGAAACAGGCGCAATCTGTTAATTCTGTTTCTCAAAGTTCTAATCCAGTAGCTAGTTTTTCCATCCGTTCGTCTAAAGTGGTTTTATCGTCAAAATGGCGTATTACAGGGGAACTGCTCAGAGAAGGGAAAGCGTATGTCATTCTAGCGGATAAACAAGGGCAGTTACGTCTTGAGCCACGGAGTCAGTTTCAGTTTAACGGACGTCTTTTACAGGGAGAAATTGATGGGCAGTTAGTGAATTATTATTCAGGAGGTGGACAGTGA